TGTATAACTCCTCTGTAATTAATATTATAATAATATGAAAATGTTAGGTTATCTTTATAATGAACTAACAAATAGTTTATTGTCTTCCAAACATCCCCTGTCCATTCTTCTTTATATTTTAAAATTCCATTCTCATAATAATGCTTCTTTGGTATTCTAAGCTGTTCGTTATAATTTAATGGTATAATATCATCAATAAAAATAGATCCGTTTTCCGCCAAAAAAAACATACTATTATTAAAATCACGCAATACATATTCTGAATGATGCATGCCATCTATAAATATTACATCAACCTTATCTATATTTTGCTTCTTAGAAAAAAACTCATCTGATGTTAACTTACATATATTTTCGTTATTACATTTCGGGTCTGGATCAACTCCTATTTTTTTAAGAAAATGTACATTATTAAATGTATAACCATTTTCTACCCCAATTTCCAAATAAGTATTTGATTTGTCGGTTTCCTTATTAATAACATCATGTCTATTATTAAATGTTGTATTATATCCTGGTCTTTCAATTTGTACATTTATTATTTCATAATTTGTAGTTGACAGATACATCATCTTAAAATAATTGACAAGATCTTCATTTGGAGTATCAATCAATGTATAACATTTTATTCGATCTAACTTAAGTTCATCTAGTCTTGACCAAAGATATTTATTTGTGCATTTGTTATCCAACAATAAAAAATCATACTTTTCTTCAGATTCTTCTTCCAATAATTCTCTAATTCGATCTATATGATAAATTAAACTATCATATCCTATTATACAAATTTGGCAAGTATAGTCTGGATTAACTAACAAATTACAGTATTTATTTGTGTAAGTTTTGGGATCTCTCAACCAAATTTTGGAATGTTGAGTAACATATTTTTCATCCTCATATGCTCCCAATTCTTTCATTTTATTATGTATATCATACATTTGATAATATATTGGGCTAATATAATTTGGTCCTATTCGGTTGATTTCTGAATTTCTAATAATAGAAAAATTACTTTCCCCATCATTCATGTACTGAATATATCCCAATTTATGTATTTTTGCCATTTTATATTTCGCCGAAGACGCAGTCCTTAGCAAAATCTCATAATCATCACAAATATGCAAATATTCACAATAATTTCCTAATTCTAACAAAAATTCACGCCTCCATATTCTCGGATGATTAGGACAGCAAACTAAATGACTTAATGTAATATTATTTATATTTGGTGTGATGTAAACCAATCCCCATTTATCTTTGTATTTCATGGAATAATAACCTCCATATCCTTTACAAATAAAATCACCATATGACTGGTTGTCTCCATTTTCATATGCGCAAATAAAATCCATATAAATAAATCCCACATCTGGTTTTTCATCAAATAAGGTCGCGGCATCTTGTAGAACATCTGGTAAAATTTCATCATCGTGATCCATCTCCAGTACATATTGTCCTCGACATAAACTAACAGCTTCATTTTTAACATTCCCTATACTGCCATTATTTTGAGAATGTCTATAAAAACGTATACGATTGTCTTGTTGAAATTGTTGCCTTAAAAACTGAAAATGTTTATCATCGGGCGAGTCGTCCATTATTACCCATTCCCAGTCTTTCAGTGTTTGAGCTTTAAGACTGTTATAGACCCGCATAATTTTATGAAATGAGTTGAATGATGGTGTAAAAAGAGAAAATGTAGGTCTTAGAAACTCTCTATTCAAAGAACAATTCGTAATATATTTGATATTGATATATTGATTAAATTTTGCAACATCATTTTCGATGTTTGTCATGTGACAACACCTGATCATCATTTTTTTAGATATTATAGATCGAAGTAAATCCGTATATTCTTCAGGTGTGTCGCCATAAGTAATTAATAAATTATAATTAGAATTGTGAAGTTTATTTAACTTTTGAATATTGTTAGTTATATATATGCTACAATCTAATTTATTTGCATTGTCAGAAAGAAACTGATCAATTTGACTATATTTATCATGACGAAAAAATATAATAAATGGAAATTTCATTTGTTATATTTATTTAATGTGTAATATTTAAATTAATATTAAAATATATTTATTATAACTATTGAATTATAACTATTGAATTATAACCATTGAATTATTACATTGAATTAATCCAATGTTTTATAATAGTATAATCTGTTTTATTTTTGATTTCACAGATTTGAAAGACTGTTTTTGAAAAAAAATGGTTATCAATTACATGTATATAATATCGGTTATTTTTTAGTAATATTTTATTTACATGTGCCACATTTATGATGCCGAATGTTAATTTAATAAATAATACCATAGGAAGAGTTTAATCATATTTGTTAGTTTGTTTTTATATTATTTTAATAAATTAATATTCTGGTGTATGTTTTTTAAATAGACATCCTTGCGGGATTAATCCTTTGACATCTGATGTCACAACCACAGGATTTTGATTATCGCAATTGGTCATCCAAATTTTTATAATGCAGAAATTCTTTTTTGGTGAAATGGTTATTCCTGTTACGCAATTAACAAATGAAGAATTGTGGCTGATTGTATCACCGACTAGTACATAATTTAATTCTCTCCAAACCTCACAGACATTTTTATTTGAAACCTTGTATGAGAAGCAGCCTCCATTTCTATTTTTTGGATCTTCCCACATGGGTGCAATTCCGTCTTTCATTACAAATAACATGCATGCTTTAATTAAAGGGTCCGGCGTTGTCTCTGTCATCACAATAGCATCTTCGAGTGTTTTTAAATTATAAATTAATCTGTAGCTTTTTACACTCCAATCCGAATCTTGCGGTAAATGTGCCCACAAATTCCACCTGAAATTTAATTTATGACTGACGTTACTGCTGGTGCCACTTGTTATTCCACTACTAATACTGGTAGTTGTATCATCCTTTGTATTACTTTTAGTATTCATTGTTAGCGCTATTTGAGGAGTCACCATTATAGATATATATCTTCAATTTTTTTTAAATTATTTTATTAATAGTATTAAATATAATTTAAATACGTATATTTAATACTATTTTTATTTAACTAATTACGTTTCAACTAATTCTTTTTCTACCAATTCTGTTAATTTATTTTCTTCCTTTTCTTCCTTTTCTTTTAAATTGTCATCATTTACAATTCGATAATTATTTTTTTCTATAATAATTGATTGATCTGCATTTAAACATACAATATTTACTTCTTGGTCCATTAATTCTAATTGATATGATACCATTTGTTCTTTTGTATAATAAAATGGTAATTTCAAAATATTATTTATATAATATTGTACAAATTGTTTATTGATAATATTTCCTACTAAATAGTAATTAAATTCTTTTGTTTTTAAATTTATATTATATCTTACATCATTATAATTTAAATATAATGCTATAAATGTTATTTTTGACATGTCGAAATAAGAATTGCATGTATCTATATTTTTTTTATCTACTATTTTTTTATTTGTAATATTTTTATTTGTCAAATCTGACATTATTAATAAATTATTTGGCGATTGAATTAATTCAAATACTTGATGTTCTTTTTCTGTAAAAATTGTATTTTTGTTAGTGTTAAGATCAAATAATTCTATCGTTTGTCTTTGTGTTTGTATATCATCTATTAAATTATTTTCGTTTTTAAATATCTCTAAATAAGGTGAAATTATATTATATAGTTGATTACATTTTATTTGACATACACTGTAAAAATATATAATATTGTATGCCATAATCATTAGTTTCGCTTTGCTTTGAATAATAAATTTACTTTGCACAAGGCTCATACTACTTTGCACAAGGCTCATACTACTTTGCACAAGGCTCTCTTGAATTGAAATATTAAATTTATTTGCTAATATTTTATAAAATATAATGGTTAAAAATATTAATAGTATTTTAAACATTCACAGTAAATTAAATATACAATAAATTTTAAATAGTTTTACACATTGTCATTATTATTATTATCAAAACTTTCATATTGTGGATCGGAAGATCCTGATGGAGCACTATAATATCCATTTGTTTCCTCTGCGGGAGTTTCTGAGTACGATGTATCTACATATCTGCGTGGATGTCTTACTGTATTTTGGATTTTGTATGTTGATGAAGAATAAATTAAGTTTCCTGTATTTTCAGTACTTTCATCACATGTGTCGCACTTGAAATTCAAGGACCCTGTTGCTGCATCTAGTCCAAAAACATATAAAAGTATTGCAACTATTACTGACATAAAAATAAATGGAATAAATACAATTATCCATGATATAATAGACATTCCTGATTGACACAATGCATTTAATAAAAAGGTTATGATTATCATTACAATAAATTTAAAAAATGCAGTGTTATACAATCCTTTAAATGTATCTATAACTACCTGAGTTAATGAAAAAGCTATATAAATTAATGCTGGTGCACATAATTCTACCATATTTACTTATATTATATTACGAAAAAATTGGTTCGCCATCCTTAATAATTCCTACCTTTTTTCCTACTTCTCCATCTTTGTCAACTTCATATAAAATTCCATTTTCTTCATCAGTTGCAAAATATGTTATATCGTCTATTTCAATTTCAAATACTTCTTCATCTTCGTCTTCTTCTACAACTTCTTCTACTACATCTTCTTCTACAACGTCATCTTCTACAACATCCTCAGAAACTTCTTCATCCTCAATAGCTACTTTATCCTCGGCAGCTTCTTCATCTTCAGAAACATCTGTTGCAACTTCTTCCTCAGAAACGTCGTCTTCAGAAACATCTGTTGCAACTTCTTCCTCAGAAACTTCTTCCTCAGAAACTTCTTCCTCAGAAACTTCTGTTGCAACTTCTTCTACAACTTCTTGTACTTTAATAATTGTTTTATCTAAAGAATGATCTACTAAATCACAAAATGAAATATCTTCTGCAACTTCTTCTATTTCTAATGTAATATTTTGTTTTTCTACTTCTACGACTTTTTCTTCAACCACTTTTTCTATTTTAATTTCAATATTTTTAATTTCAATATATTTAATTTCAGGAAATTGTTCTGCTTCATAACTGTCGTCAGCTTCTGTTAAATCGATAGTATTTACATAATGATTAAACCCGGGAAAAGATGTTAGTTTCGTTTGATTTTTATCCTCAACAAAAGAATTATGATATTGATTAGACAAATAATTAGAAGAAGTATGTGTTTCAAGTAAAGAAGCTAAATCATTTAATTTACTTTCTATTCTTTGTAAATTTAAATTATATTTATCTAGACGATCAAATATTTGATGTAATAAACAAGTATTATCTATGCATTTACAGCTTTTTGATACATCCTTAACATTTTTAAGTTCATCTTCGTAAGCCATTATAACTTTTTGAACGATTGGTAAAGATAACACATCTTTTGTTTCTGTATCTTTAGTTGTATTTGTTTTATGTAATTGTTGTACCATGTTATTCAATTGCTCAAGCGTTACCATTTGCATTAATTTATCGAGGTTAGACATTCTGTGTGTATAATATACTATAATAGTATTCGTTTAATATGATTTAAAAAATATTTAATGTAAATATATATGGAAAACATAGATAGAACTGCAAATGTAAATTTAGAAAAATATGTTAAAGATATTATGTCGCAGACAAATTATAATGAAACAGTTGCTCGAGAAAAATTAAAAGAATTCAATAATGATTTTATGAAGGTTTTAAAAGATTATATGGGTATACCTGATAAAAAAGCAAATACTCAAATTAAATCAGTAAATCAGGAAATTTACAGACAGATAAGATATAGTTTAGATCAAACAATGAAAGATTATAGAGATAAAAATCCTGTAAATATTGATCAAGTTAAAACTAATTTACAAGAGTCTGAAGAAAGAGAGAAAGACAAAGATAAATAGATGAAATAGTAATTATAAATAATATATAATTACTATATATGAAGCACCATATAACTAACAAAAACAAAAATAAATATAAAAAGAGTAGATCCAAAAGAATAAGTAAGAGTAGATCCAAAAGAATAAAAAGAATAAAAACAAGAAAGGTTAAAAAACTCGAGCTAAAAGATAATTTTTATTATTACGTAAATAATAATTGGTTTTTAAATACTTTTATTTCAAAAGCCGACTCTGATAAAACTCAATTTACAATTCTACAAAAGAAAGTAAACAATGAATTACATAAATGTATAACTCATTATATTTTTAAAGAAAATAATTATGTTGCAAAACAATGCAAAAATTTATATAGTGCACTAACAAATTGGAATGATCATTTAGTCGAAAACCAAATATATTTATTTATTAAACAAATAACAGATTTCAGAAAAAGTCCACTTAATCTTTATCCATTTTTAAAATGGACAATTTATAATGGATTAATTTCACCAATTGATTTTGGCATTATCACTGATATTAAAAAATCCCGAAAACAAATTGCAGCAGTAGCCGAAAATGGGTTTTCATTTACTGTAAAGGAAATGTATTTCAAAAAAGATAAAGATCATGTTAAAACAAGAGAAAATTATGTAAAATTTATTCAAGCGGTTTTTAATTTATTTTTTGGAGAAAATAATCAATATTCAGCTGCTGATGTTTTTGAAATTGAATTAGATTTAGCAACTAAAATGTATACTATTACTGATTATGAAGATTTAAATAAAACTTATAATAAATATACTAACAAAGAAGCTAAACGGCTCTGCAATTTTGATCTTGATTTATTTTTAAAAGAATTTGACATGACTAATGTACATTACATTAATTTTATAAATCCAGAATATATAAAACATGCAATGACTTTAATGAAAAAGGAAAACGGTAACGGATGGACCTCTATAAAATGGAATTCTTATTGGATTTTTAAGTTGTTAGTTAGTTCTTCTATTTATCACTCTAAATTACATAAATTCTTTTTTGATTTTTTTACTTACAAATTAAAAGGTATTGATAAAGAAGATCCGAGAAGTATGATTGCCACTTATGGTATTTCTAATATGATGAATTCAACTGTTAGCAAAATGTATATACAACATTACAAAAATACAAAAGAAATAGAGTTTGCATATGATTTAGTTTCCAGATTAATAAAAGTATTTAAAGAAAGACTAACAAAAAATACTTGGTTAAGTCAGTCAACCAAAGAACATGCGTTAAATAAAATTAATAAATTAGTTTATGCAATTGGATATAAAGATAAATTCCCTGAAGATCCAGATTGTGATTTTTTAAAAGATGACGCATTTGGCAATAATGTCAAATATGTTAATTGGGTATTTAATAAATATAAAAGAGATGTTAATAAACTAATAATAAATAATTCATATTGGTTTAAACCTGAAGAAATGAATGTGTTTGATGTAAATGCATTTTATAGTAATCCTAAAAATGAATTTATCTTACCAAATGCTTTACTACAACCTCCATTTTTAGACCTATCTAAAAAAATATCATATAATTTAGCATATGTTGGCTTCGTAATAGCTCATGAAATCATTCATGGATTTGATGTACATGGTAGTTCATTTAATGAAAAAGGTGAAATAAGTTTTACTGAAGGACGTATGGGTTGGTGGACAAAAGAAGATATAGATAATTATAAAATTTTACAAAATGATGTTAATGAACACTATACTGCATTAGCTTTAAAAGATGGAATAAAGATTAATGCTGAACTAACATTAAATGAAAATATAGCAGACATTTCAGCTATGAATTTGGTTGAAAATGCATTGGAAACATATTTATTTGAAAAAAATATATTTGGAAAAGAACAGGATGAATATTTTAAAGATCTTTACTACAACTACGCTAAACAATGGAGATCTATAATTAGACCACAACAAATAATAAATAGATTATTAACAGACCAACATAGTTTGGCAAAATATCGCGTCAATTGTGTTTTAATGAGATCCAAACGATTTAATACCATATTTAATATACATCAGAAAGATGGCATGTTTTTTTCTGAAAAAATAAAGGAAATATGGTAAGTAAATATTTGTTTGTTAGTTTATTCCGGTTCATAAGCATATTCGTCATTACTAATCATTTTCATCGTATTTTCACCTGGTGGAGGCATTCCAAACTTTTCATTAAGTATAGAATTTTTGTTTGTTTTCTTTTTTTGCATGCGTGATTTTAATTGATAGTTATTATTTGATGGAATAATTTTATTATTCAAAATAAACTCATCATTATCATCATGCAGTTCTGGTAATATTCTTGTCAATGGTTTGTCTACAATAATAAACAATCTTTCATTTCTAAGTAATGATCTATATTCTTGTATAGATAAATTTCCGTAAAATTTTTCCAACATATAATGTGGATTAGGCGAAGGCTTGATGTTCTTTTTATAATCATATATTTTCGAATAAATATGATTAAATAAATGATATCTTTCAAATTTGGTAGAACTATCAATATTTTCATTCATTAAATAAGCTACTCCACATTCTGGGCTGCAAAAGCAACCATATACATGATATGTACCATTTATGAAATGTTTTGGAATATAAACTGGCGGATTATCAAAGTCACACGAGTCCCAAAAACAGGCCGATTTCTTATTATTTACATTATTCACATGTAAATTGTGTTCTAATTGTTTTAGTTTTTTCCATATTTCTTTTGTTGCGTCTTTATTTATATTACAATCAACATCGTCGTCATCGTCGTAATCATTAAAGCAATTATTCGTTTTAATATTTTTCATACTAGTTGTATTATTTTTATCATTATAATATGTATTTACAGAATTAATATTTTCACTACCAATAACGTCATAACATAGTTCGTTTTTTGTATCAAATGTATATGATTCGATATTATTAGAATTCGCAGAATTTTGTAGATCTTTCATAGAACATTTTAAATGCAAAATAACATTTGGTTTATCATTTGTTTGGCTCTCAGTAGGAATTACTTGTTGGATTATTTTTCCGCCTTTTGGTTTTCTACCTCTTTTTTTCATTACATGTTTGACATCAGTAACTAATTCATCAATTAAATTTTCTAAGTGTGGGTTTGTTATGATTACTATATTTGACATAAGACTTTTATCAAGACAGTTTGTTGGTGCAAACTCGGTAAGTTCGGTAACACTTAAGCTCATATTATCTATTTTTTCTATAGGATCTACTACAAGCGAACTCATATTTAATGCTGCCATTAATTCCTTTTTAGATTTTCTACCTCGTTTGCCTTTTACTGGTTCTACAACATTAGTCACTGCAACTATTGGTACTGCAACTATTGGTACTGCAACTATTGGTACTGCAACTATTGGTATTGCAACTATTGGTACTGCAACTATTGGCACTACAACTTTAGTCATCGCAACTTTTGGTACATTAGTCACTGCATTAACATCTACAACTGTCGAAATATTATCTGTAATTGTATTTAAAACGGTAGATTTGGACTTTGTCATTCTATGTTATATAATTAATATCACGATTAATTTAAATTGTTTTAATAAACATTTAAGGAAATTAATGATTTAAGAAATATTTAATTAATATGATTTAAATATATTTTTGCATTATTTATAATAACATTTAAATGTCAACAAATAATGCCAATTTATTGCAAGCAGATCAAATGTCGTATAAAAAAAAGAATTTATTAATTAATACCGATTTAGATGAAATAGAAGATGAATGTATTTATGAAATAGATGAAAGAAATAGTAATAATTTTAGATTTAAGACGTATATAAATGGTATTGTAAAAATACAAAATTTACAAGATTTTATTATTAGATTAAGTGTAGTTACTACTTTATTTATTATAGATTGTCCACATCTAATAATGGATTGGTATTTTTTAGATGATAATATTTTGTATACAAAGTCTTATATATATATTTCGGTTTCAATGACGGAACGTATATTATTAGGATTAATAACTTATTATATGGCTATGACAGAAGATCTGGATGAAATTTATAATTCACGGTATAATATTACAAATGTACCAAAATTAATAGTTATTGGTAAAATTGAGGTATTATGGAGCAAATATTATTCATTAATAGGCATTGTTCTTGCTGCAAAATATTACTTTGAAAATAGCTATTTGAATACAACTTATGTGTACATTTTATGTTTTTCTATTTTAAAATTAATTATACTTAAAATATTAGGGAAAAAAATTAATCAATAATAACTAATAACAACTTCTGCAAACTGGAATATAATTATCCGAGCCAACGACGGTTTGCTCTTTTTCTGAACTAATGCGTTTCGAAAATATCCCGGCTGTTCCATTTTTGCATAAACTACAAAGGGACGTCATTTTGGTGACCTTATCGCACAATGGAATAAGATCTAATATCTGTCCGAATTTTTTGCGCTCAAAGTCTCCATCTAATCCTCCAATATATATTTTTTTATTATGTTGCAACATATGCTCTACAGCAGGTAAAAGATCTTCGAAAAACTGGCCTTCATTTATTAATATAACGTCCGCTACAATCAATTTACATGAGTCATCTAGGCGATGTAGTACTACATCATTTGTATCACAATAGTCCGGTTTTGGTTCATGTAGTACTACATCATATACCCAAACATCCCCCAATTTGTTAGTTTGTATACAAGGGATCATAACCTTGTCATGAGTTGATAACAGAGTGTCATCATATCTTTTATCAATAGAGTGATTTATAACAGCGACAGGAATGTTGCAGAATAAACATTGTTTATATATTTCCACGAGTTTCGAAGTTTTGCCACTAAACATTGGCCCGATAAATAGCTCTAAATAAGAAGATGAATATTTAATAGTAGTCATATTATTATTATTATTATTATTATTATATAACATAATCTATTTAAATATTTTTAAAGTCCAAGTTTATTTTATTTGTTATTAAATTATTAAATTACTTAATTATAGTTATTTAAATGTAATTTGATAATATAATATATTAGACAATGAGTAGTATACCGTGGACTGAAGCCTATCGGCCTACCAACTTTGATGACATCGTTTTAGAACCTCTAAATAAAAAAATCCTTACAAATATTATTGAAACAGGATATTTTCCTAATCTGTTATTTTTCGGACCACCCGGAACTGGTAAAACGACAACAATTATCAATTTAATTAATGCGTACCAAGAAAAACATGGACAAAAAAATAAAGGTCTTATGATCCATTTGAACGCATCTGACGAGCGTGGTATTGACATTATTCGTAATCAAATAAATCAATTTGTTAATTCGAAATCACTATTTAATAGTGGAATGAAATTTGTTATTTTAGATGAAGTAGATTATATGACCAAAAATGCTCAGCAAGCGTTACGATATTTATTACAAAATTATACAAATGGTGTACGTTTTTGCTTAATATGCAACTATATTAGCCGCATTGATGAAGGTCTGCAAAATGAATTTATACGATTACGATTTAATCAATTACCAGAAACAGATATAATTTCCTTTTTATCAAGTATTTCTAAGGCAGAAAATCTGTGTTTAACTGATAAGTCGTTACATCTTATTCAAAAACTATATAAATCAGACATTAGAAGCATGATTAATTTCATGCAATCTAATCAAGACGTAAATCCAGATGATTTTAATATAATAGATGCAGATGTATGGGAAAATTTATATTTATTAACACGAGCTAAAACAAACTTGGCTATAATTGTTAATAATATTAACGATATGAGCACAAAATATAATATCGACAAAAAAAATATAATTAAAGATTTTCTAAATTATATTATTCGTAATAAAATGGGCGAACATGGAGCTTCAGAAATATGTACAAAAATGCCTGAATATTTGAATTTTATAGAAAATATTATGCATTTTGAAGATTGTAAAAACAGCTATTATGTAAACTATTCCATTTCCCGATTATCCTCCTTAATAAATGAATTATAAATATTCATTCTTAATTGCAATTTTTTCATGAACTCGTTTGGAGGCGAACTTTTTGATGGATCAAAAAAATTCTCCTTTAGACTATATTCATTTTCTACTTTTTTGTTAGTAGGGGAGGAAGGAGAAATAGGGATAATATTAGCCCTTTCATGTATCAAGCACCTCTTCATTATATTCTATATTGAAAGAAAATAATTGAAATAAAATAATATAAAGAATATAAAGATATTCTTACAATAATACAAATACATACTATGTCTTCAACTTTAAATATCGATGACGAATGGTCTAATTTCTTGTCTAAGAGCTATAATGATGATAGCTCTGATAGCTCTGACTGCGAAAATACTAATTCAGACGCTAAACCCAATACCAATACCAATACAAATACCGAGAACAAAATCACACTAGGCATGACCATTCCAGAACCTACTCCTATTTACATATCAACAAAATCTAAGATCGCATATCTTCTGTCTCCAGTTGATTTATCTATATTTTGGGATATTCCTGTTATTTCTTACAGCACTGCCAGTAACGGAGTTATAAAAAAACAAATAAAATTTAATTCTAAAACAGCGGAAGAATTAAATATTATCCAAAATAAGCTACAAAAGGAATTATATTATGACGAATACGTCATGTCTCACATTGACAATCCAAATGGTCGTATTAAATTTAAGGATATTCGCAAAATAACCGTCGGTATATCTAAAAAAGATATCATGAGCTATCGAGGGAAAAAGAAGCAGGCCTTTTATAACTGTTTTGTGATGATTATTCGCATCAAGATCAATTCCATATTTCGTGAATTTCATATCAAGGTATTTAATACCGGCAAGCTAGAAATCCCTGGTGTACAAAGTGATGAAATGTTTGAAATAGTCTTGCAAAATATCATTAGCATTCTTCAGCCATATGTTAGTTCTCAACTATCATACAAACAGACAAGCGATACAGTCCTAATCAATTCCAATTTCAATTGCGGTTTTTATATTAATCGCGAAGTACTGTATGACATATTAAAATTTAAATACAATATTCAGGCCATTTACGATCCTTGTTCATATCCTGGCATTCAGTGTAAATTTTATTATAATAACGATCTTCAACATGATATGCAAAATGGTATGCAATTGTCAGCTGATAATATAAAAAACATGAAAGACAAGAAAGAAAAGGCAAAAGCCAATGCTTTAGCAAATATAAATGTAGTTGAGGTATCTTTCATGATTTTCAGGACTGGAAGTGTTCTTATTGTTGGCATGTGTGAAGAAAATGTTTTAAATGACATTTATGGGTTTCTAACAAAATTACTTAAGGTTGAATTTGATCATATTTGTCAAAGTTTAATTGGTAGTTCTCATGCTATTTTAAAGGACAAGAAAAAGAAAGTAAGAAGAAAAGTTGTTATGATAATGACAACGCCATCAGAATTACTAACAGTGCCCTTAGAATTAACAACAGAGCCAAATTTAAAAATGCCAAATAGTTCTGGTCCTAAAATAGAGTTTGACATTGTTGATGAATTAGATCCGATCGTGGAAAAAAAAGTTAAAAGAAGCTATAACAAGAAGAAGGTTTGAATAGGAATATAAAAATAGAAAACTAGAAATTAATTATTCGGAAAAAATATAATCTACAAATAAGGCTGGTCCATCTGCATTAATAGAACATTCATATATTTTATTAATTATCATTTTTTCATTCAATGATTTTTTCTTTAAGTTTTTAATTCGTTTCAGAAAGTCTTCTAATATATCAAAAAAATCTGAAATAGATATTAGTTCAGCTCCATTTGTACTATGTTGAACTAACAAATTTATAAATAAATACATACATTCTATATAATGTTTTTTTATCTTATATTTATGCAATATACTAACAAATTTATGTATTTTATCACAACACATATTAATGTACTCTAATTTATTTTCATATTTAAAATCTTTATGACCTAGAATGTAACTAATCAATTTCTTATAAATATGCATATGAGTGTCTGTATAAGATATGATTTCTAATTCATCTGCTGTTAGTAAAGGCATTGTTTTTTTGCGTTCATTATTTAATTCAAAAATTGTTTTTTTGTATACAAACATTAAAGCATCTCTTGAATTTAATTGCAAAAATGTAACATTGTCATCTGATATTTGTTCAATAAATTCGATATAAAAATAATATGCCTTTTGACTATGATAAAATGTAAGTTCTAGGTTTTTTGTGTAATAAAATATGATAGAAAAAATATGGATCAATGTTTCTATACCTCGTTCAAAAATAAAGATATAATATTGTTTTTTTTTTATATTTATCTTTTCTGAAATTAATCTCATGTATTCAATTAGAACCTCTGTAATTTTTGTTAGTATTTCTTGTGATGTATTATGAATTGCTGGGTAATAATTTTCTGTATTATACAATAAATATAGTGCATCTCGATGAGAAAATCCTGATTTCATTTATATTAAAAATTAGATATTTTATTTTAATTGTTAATTGTTTAATTGTTTAATTGTTTAATTATTAAATACTTTAATTTAATAAGTATTTAAAGACTTTTAAATTAATTTTAAATATAAATGTCTACCTCTGAACAAAAAAAAGCTGGTGCTCTAACTGTTTCTTCTTCTGCTTCTTCTGCTACCGCTTCTGATAGCCATTCTGTTACCGCAAACAACTCCACTTATCGTCTGCCTTCTGATACTAGTCTTCAACATGCCAGTAAATTGTCTATTGTTGAGGACAAGCCTATTATGTTAGATTATTGGACTGCATCTGTTGATAAGAAAGCACTTGTTGGTGTGCGCGAATCGGGTGAAAAGTTGCTGGTAAAGAGTGCCGAGGAATATACCAGTCCTATTGCTAAGTTTTACAAGTCCGGAACTGAGTACATTATCATTACTGAGAATTCTATTTATTTGGTGTCTAGTGACATCCCGACAAGAAAGATCTCTTAGATAAATTACTAAATAAAATATTAATATTTGAATATTATATTTACTAATATTAATATGTCATCTGCATTTGGTAAAGGTCCTTCAAATGGTCAATTTTGGTTCGGTGGATCAACTTTTCCCGGATTTATGTTTAAAAAGAATTTAGGCGTTGGTGGCAGACGCAGTACTAAAATGAACCCCGGTGGTAATATTACA